GCGCATCGGACTGCAGCTGCGCGGCCGCGCTCTGGCGCGTGGCCTTTTCGGCGGCGAGGATCTGCAGGGCGGCGTCACCAGCGGTGACCGTGCCGTCAGCCTTGAGCTTGGCGACCAGGGCTTCGTGGCCCGGGATGGCGGCGGCGTCGATGGCGGCCAGGCGGGTGCGCTCGGCAGTGGCGCCGGCGGCGCGGCCTTCGGCCAAGAGGGATTCGAGCAGCGCCGGGTGATCGGCGGCGAGTTGGTGACGGTTCATGGCGGTTGGCCCTTTCGGTGTGATGGGTTGGGTGGGTGGTGCGGCAACGCTCTTGCCTTGCACGCGCGGCAGCAGCGAGCCGCGGGCGTGCGCCTGGTCGGCCAGAGCGGCGGCGTGGTCGGCCGTGAGCATGGCGACGATCTGCTGCATGGTCTGGATGCCATCGATCAGCCCGACATCGACGCCCTGCTGGCCGATGAAGGTCTTGCCGTCGGCCATGTCGCCGAGCACGGTCTTGACGCTGACGCCGCGATGCTCGGCAACGGCCTCGACGAACAGGGTGTAGTAGTAGTCGACCTGCTCCTGCAGGTGGGCGTGGCCCTCTTTGCTGAGCGGCGCGTTGTCGCTGGCGATGCGCTTGTATTTGCCGGCGGTGATCTCGGTTACGGTGATGCCGCGGTCGGCGCGCTGCTTGGAGTAGTCGATATGCTGGGCGACGACGCCGATGGAGCCCGACACGGTGGTGGTGTCGGCGATGTAGACGCGCGAGGCCGCGGAGCCGATCCACATGGCTGCGCTGGCGATGGTGCCGCTGGCCAGCGTGACGATGGGCTTGCGCTGGGTACCGGCGCGGATCTGCGATGCCAGGGCCTGCGTGCCGTCGACGGTGCCGCCAGGGCTGTCGATGGACAGGATGATGGAATGCACGGCCGGGTCTTGCAGAGCGGCCTGCAGGTCTTTGCCCAGCAGCTCGGTGGACACGCCGCCCGAGATGTCCATGAACATGTTGGCGCGCTTGGCGATGACGCCCTCGGCGCTCAGGATGGCGACGCCCTGGTCGATGACGTACGGCTGGCGCTCATTGGCCAGCGGTCGTCCCAGGCGGGCCTCGATGGCAGCGAGGTCGGCCCGTTCGCCGCGTGCATGCGCCAGGTAGATGGCCTGGATCTCGAGCAGCTTGCCGGGCTCGATGGCCCAGGGTGCCGTGAGAATGTCGAGGATTTTCATGCGCGTGTGTCGATCAGTAGCCTGTACTGTAGAAATCGGCGCGAAAAAAAAATAGGGCAAATCGGGACGCGATTCGCCGGCGCCTCACGCAGCTGCAGGCGCTATTCCCAGGCGCACCACGAGCAGCTCGCAGGCGGCGGCGAGCTTGCGGCCACTGGACAAGGTGACGACACAGCGCAGGGCGTAGGACGCATCCGCCACCTGGCCCGCCACGCGTTGCACCACGCCCTCACCGTCGGCAGACACCGTGAACACACTGCCATCGAGGTCGCCGACCAGTGCGCCGCCGACGAGCATGCCGGCCGGATCCGGGTCGTCGCCTGTCAGCAGGGTGCAGGTGACGACAGGCGCGTCGGCCCCGTCGAGGATGGTCTCGCCTTCGACGATGTCTTCGCTGAAATCGAACAGGATGTCGTCGACCTCGTTGACGTCCAGGGCTGGCTGGACCGGAGCTGTGCGGAGCGGCATCAGGAGTAACCTCGCGGGAATCGGCCCGACGTGACGATGCGGGCCTGGTCGATGTATCGGACGGTGGGAAGCAGTCCGGACGCACCGCCGCCGACCGAGCCGCTGTCGGCCGTGACATCGCCACTGGCGCCGGACGGGTTGCCTCCGGATGCGCTACCGCCGACCGATCCGCTGTCGGCCGCGACATCGCCGGACGCAGTCGACACTGGGTCGTCTATCTCGCCGTCGAAGTACAGAAACCCGGTGGCCCCTGGTGCGTCGCCCGCGTATCGGAATGCCATGATCAGGCGGCCGTGATCGGCTCGAATCCGCGCACACTGCCATCACTGTTCCATGCGGCCACCATGTAGGTAGTGCCGGGGATCAGGGCCGCGTTCGAGATGGCGAGGTCTCCGCTGCCGTCTGTCGTCTGATTCGTCAATGCAAGCACGATGGCCCTGGTCGAACGGTTCAGGATGACGATGTTCTCGATCAACGTCGATGCCGCGACCGTGTTGTCCCAATCCTGAACGCTCTGCAATGTGACGATGCCAGCCTGGACGCCGGCAGAACCGCCGACCGATCCGCTGTCGGCTGTGACGTTGCCGGACGCGGCGGCGACGGTGGCCGCCATGCTGTTCACCCAACCGAGCGGCAGCGCGAGCGAGCTGTCGTCTCGCACCATGTCGGTGACATCGGGGACAGGGCCGTCAGCATAGGAAAACACCGGCACGCCGACCGGCGTATCCGAGAGCGTGATACGCAGAACAGTGGCACTCTGGCGCACGACGCTGGCGATCGCCAGTGCCGCATCACTGTCGCCGGGGTCTGTTGCCACAAAGCCGGTCGCACCACTCGACGGCGAAATGTCCGCTCCGAGCTGGTGCGTGATGTTCACGTCATAAACAGTGGCGCTGACCAACGTGATGGACGAAATGACTGGCCCCTGCCACTCCGTCGCCGCCCCATATGCCACCCGGAACGCCTGGCCGACGCGAGCGCCAACCTTCGCCGACCCGGCCTGCGCCAAATGCAAGCCGTCGCTCAATTCGGAGTCGATGCGGTCCACAAGATAGCAGTTCGCATCGCTGTCCGCGTAGTCGTAATGCGCCTGCTTGACCTGGCCGTAGGTTGGCATCGCACCGGGGTCGGTTGTGTAGCGACCATTCGCCACCAGGGCGATCGGCAGGCTGGACTGCCCGAACGCGGCGCGGAAGCGGGTTTGCAGGACCGCCGTCAGCGTGCTCAGGTACGTGGCGTATGTCGTGCCACCCGCGTCTACCTCGCCCTGGATGAAGATCAGCCCGCCAAATTTTCCGCCAACGGCATTGAACACGGTCATCGCATCGGTGTAGATGCTGCCGCCGTCCCATTGCGAGATGGATGACCCATCGCTATGCCCGTTCACCAGCCCGACAGGGCAATTGAACAGATCCACCAGCGCATCGCCCAAGTGCTTCGGCCCGGAACCGCTAGACATTTGCCAGCCGGTGAACATGTGCCCGTGGCAGCGAACAAGATCATTCGGCGTCTCGACGCCCGTATTGAAGAACCGGCCCATATTGGACTGGCCGGCGCAGGCGATCAGTTGCCCAACGCCGATCTTGTCGCTGGTCGAAATGATCGTGTCGTCAACGGTATCCCGAACGCGCACGCTATACCAGCCGGTCCGGTGGGCACATCGGTGAGCGTGAACGAAAACACCTCTCCGCTCGGGGAGCCGACAACAGTGGTCCAGTCGAAGCCAGACACCGGAGTCGTAGTCCCAAACGCAACTACTTGCGCTTCGATGGCCGTCAGCGTGCCGGTGTACGTGCCAGACACAGTGATGCTCGCCACGCCGGACTGGCTCTGATAGATGCGACCAGACGCTGGACCGGTGATCGTGATGGTGTTGGTGACCGACACCAGGGCATCCGCGCCGATGGCCCACGGCACCGCGTAAGCCTGGCCGTCGATATCCAGACTTGTCGGGAAGTCTGCGTCTGACGACAGATCAAGTCCGTGATCCAGTGCGCCGGTATCGCCTGTCGCCAAGTGGTAGTTGCCCGAGCCGCTACCCTCAAAAGTGAATGTCTGGTTGGTCCGAGCAGATGTTCCCGGTGCCGTCGCATCAGACGACGCATTGTTGCTGGAGTCGCCGTCGAGAGTGCCGGATGCAATTGTGTAGTCGATTCGCCCGGCCAGCGAGCTTTTGCAGGCGACAAGGTTGTTCTTGAGCACACCGGTCGTTGTCGCGCCGGAACCTTCCAGATGAATGCCCTGCGCGCAGTTCGCAATGGTGTTGCCGTATATCCACGCCCGCCCGCTGGTGATGGATATTGCCCGGGAGCCGGTAGAAATCGGATACGTGCTGTTGAAAATGTCGAGGAATATATTGTTCCTGATCAGCGCCCGTTTCGTGGCGCCGGGCGTGTTGTCAAGCAGCTCGACGCCGTAGTGTCCACCACCGTCGCCTGATGCGCTGCCAGACGCTGAGCCCTTGAATATGCATCGTTCGATGGTGACCAGATCGGTGCCGGGAGACACGCCCAGCGTCGAGATAGTCACCATGCGGTTGATGGCTATCACACCGGTCTGCTGTATCTGCATGCCGCGGATCGTCAGATTGTCGGTGAACACCTCCAAGCCATACGTACTGACGGGAATGACAAACAGCGCCTTCGTGTCATCGAACACACCGGCATGGCCATGGCCAGCGGCAGGCTGAATGGTGATATTGCGCGTTGCGTCGGTGGTAATTCCACTGAACGAAAGCGATTCGTTGTAGCCGCCAGACTTGGCCTCTACATTGAGGACATGCGCCTCATCAGCCGTAACAAGGTTGGACGGAAGGGATGCGCGCCACGCGGCCAGCGTCGGATAGACGCCCGAGGCTGTGACGCCATCGCGCAGGATACTGGTTACGGTCGTTGGCATGTCTTGGCCCGGTTTGGTTGCCTATCCCGCGATTTCAGGGGTTGCCGGCCGTGATGCTCAAGTTGGTCAGGGTGATGGCCTGTCCGGTGGCGATGGTGCCAGTGAAGGCGAGGCATGGTGCGGAGCCGCAGATCGGGTATCGCACGACCACGGCATCGGCGCTGGTGGTCCAGTCCACGAACACGGGCGTGCCGCTGACGTGGCTCGCGGCGGTTTGCGCAGCGCCTGCCTCGTCGATGTCGATCGCGCCGCTGGCCGCCGTGCCGATGTTGCCGGCCCAGGTCAACGTGGCCAGCAAGGTGCATGCACCGGCCGAGCTGACGCCGCTCGGGCGCGTGCAGCCGCCGTAGAACTTGAGCTTGCCACCCGTGCCGACGGCCGTGATGATGTCCTGCATGTTCGCCGTGCGCACGGCGGTGCTGTAGGACATCTGCGCATGGGCGGCGAAGCCAGCCAGGACGATGGCGACGCCGAGCATGAGCTTGGCGGTGATCGCGCGGATGGATTTCATGGTGGTCTACTCCTTTTGAGCGGGTTGGTTGTTGGTTGAAGAATCGTCGTCAGCTGCAGGCTGCGCAGCAGCTGCAGCGCCTGGCGCTGAAACGTAGGTGCCGTCGCGCTTTTGCGCGCCGATTTCCTTGATGCGCTGGCGGTGCTTGGTGGACCAGTCGACGCCGTCGTGCAGGATGGATTCGGCGTCGAGGGTGCTGATCTCCATGTCGACGCGGGCCTTGGCGGCAGCGACTTCCTTTTGCGGATCGATCGATCCAGGGCCGTCGCCCGTCCAGACGGCGTTGCACCAGGCGGCGCGGATCTCGGGCGAGGCGAAAAAGCCCGGCGCGGCGCAGCGTCCGCTGGCGACTTCGTCGGCCAGCCACAGCTCGTACACCGGCTGGCACATCTGCGTGACCAGGCGGTCTCGGCGCATGCGGAAGAATTTCCAGGCCATGAGGAACGCGCCGCGCGCTGCGGTGTAGCTGCTCTGGAAGTGCATCACCAGCACTTCGTATGGGATCTGCAGGGCCATACCCATCTGGCGCACCATGGCGGTCCAGAACGGATCGAACTCGGGGTTTGGGCGGCCGGGCGTGGCGCTGGTGATGTCCTCGCCTGGCAGCAGGTTCACGGCCTTGCCGCCGGTGAGTTCGCCGGACCATCGCTCTGCGCCGGCCAGCACGCTGTTGCGGGTGCCGGTGTCGGTGAACAGGCTCTCGAAGGCGTCGGTGTCCATCTTGACGAAGACGGACCACATGGAGCTGACGACGGCGGCGTTGAGTTCGTTGTCGGTCCACTTGGCCAGCTGCTTGAGCGGCTCGAGGATGGGCGCGATCATTGGCACGCCGCGCAACTGGCCGAAGCGCAGCGGATCCATCAGGTGCAGCACATTGAGTCGGCCGGTCTTGTCGCCGCGAATGGGCACGCGGCGCCAGTCGGCGGCGGGGCCAAACACGTCACCCGGGTGTCGGTTGGCGAAGTGGCAGGCGATGGGCTCGCCGGTCTCGGCTGCGATCTCGATGCCGTCGACCAGGGTGTCGCTGTTCTGCGCGCCGCGGGGGTTGCATACGCGATCGGCCTCGACGCCCTGCAGCGCCAGGCGCATGCGCCCGCCGCGGTTGACGATTGGGGTGAGGAAGAATGCGTCGCCGCTCTCGAGCTGGGTGCGCAGGCCCAGATCCTGCAGGCCGTAGAAGTTGCACTTGCGCGCCAGGTCGCAGTCGACCGACGAGGCCCAGACGTTGAAGGCGTGAGCGCGCTCTGCGTTCCAGGCGTCGGCCTCCTCCTCGGTGAGTCCCAGCAAGTCGGCCTTGACGGCCGGCGTGCAGGACAGGCCGGTGCCGACGCTATGGCCGACGGTGGTGTTGAGCGCTCCGACGGCGACGGGCGCGTTGCGCATCTGGTCGCGCGAGCGCTCGCGTAGCGTGGGTAGGTCGCCGATGATGTCGGTGGTGGGCGAGCCGCCGCCGGGGTTCCATGCGGCAGTAGCAGACCGATCGTGCCGCGCGCCGAGGTAGCCGCCACGCCCGCCGGCGTAGGCGCCGACCGTGGCCATGGCGGCGCGCGCCATCAGGCGGCGCTGGGCCACGCGCGGGGCGACCCAGGCGATCGCCTTGTCGAGCATGTTCTGCTGCACGAGCGGGTGGCTGGCGGGCTTTTCGCGCATGGGCTAGACGCTGACGACGGTGACGGCGCGGCCACGGCCGGACGCGGCACGGCTCAAGGCCTGCACGCGGCGGTCCCAGAAGTCCACAGCGGCCTGCAGTTCGCCGGCGCTGACGCGCTGCATGTTGCGGCTGGATCCGCCGGTGTTGATGCCATAGGCCTGGCCGGACTCCATGGCCTTGAGCTGCGCGGCAATGGCGGCGTCCAGGTTGGCCTGGGCTTGTGCGAGGGTGATTCCGGCCATTACATGTCGACTCCAGGCGGCGGTAGGAAGATGAAGTTCTGCGCTTCAAAGCGCCAGGCAGCCCTGGCAATACCCGGCCAGTCTAGGAATCTGCGGCGAGAAAAAATAGGGCAAATCGGGACACGCCACCTCGCTATTCGCTACCTCGCTTGATCTGTAGGTAAAGCGCGGTGCGGCTCATGCCGGTATCGCTGACGATCTGCTCGATAGGCTTGCTGGCGTCTTTCATCGCCTCGAACGCAGCACGGCGTGTGTTTGCGTCCGGGTGCTTCTTGGTCTTCGGAACGTAGTAGCGTCGCCCGCCGACCTGGCGCTTGAGGTCGTCGATGCGCCGCTCGATCTCGTGGCGCTGCTCAGCCGTGCACGGCACGACGTCCAGCACTTCGCGCACGGCTACGACGACGATGTCGACATCCTCGGGGAGTTGCTTTGCCATGGCCATGATCGGTGCTGTGGTGATCGTCATCATCGTCATCAACCGCCTTCGCGCAGGTGGTTCATCAGGGCCCCGCGCCAGCCGCCGGCGGGCTTGGTGGCGGGGGGTGGGTCTTGCGGGGTAGGCGCCGGTAAGTGCGCGGGCGCCTGTTCCTCGACAACTTCCGGCGGCGCTGCGAACAGGTCCGGGTGCTTGGGTGCGATGCGCTGCTCGCGCCGGGCCCAGCTGGGTTCGCGGAAGGTCTGGATGCCGAGGTAGCAGGCGCCGGCGTAGGCGTAGACCATGCTGTCGCCGCCCTCCTCGCGCTTGCCGGCGGGGGTGATCCAGCGCATGACGTGTTTGCCCTGGACGACCGCGGGCAACAACCGGGCGGCGGTCATCTGCTCGAACTCGTCGGTGTCGGACAGGGCCTTGGGGACGTGCACGTAGCCCGGGCCGACGCTGGTCAGGCGCATGCGGCCGTACAGCAGGTGCTTGGCTGTGTCGGTGCCGATCGGCCAGAGCTTGAGGCTGCGCGGCAGGGTCTTGCCGCGGTAGTTGACGTCGATGACGTTGGGCCGGCCCAGCACGGGTTTGCCGTATTGGCTGGCGCCCTTGATTGCCAGGACGTGGCTGCGCGCGTGGGTGCGGCAGTAGTTGTAGACGGCGTGGGTGTTGTGGCCGCCGGTGTCGATGCAGGTGGCCTCGATCAGGACCTGGGATCCGCTGGCGTGCATGATGGGTGTGCGCCGGATCTCGGTCAGCCGGGTCCATGGGGAGCCTTCGGTGCCTTCCTCGAGGTTGGGGTCGCCGTAGATGATGTGGCGGTCGACCAGCCAGGATTCCTCGCCGCGGCCGAAGGCGTAGACGCGGGCCTCGAGGCGGTCGGGCTGGGTGTCGACGCCCATGGTGACCATCAGGCCGTTCATGGGCACCTTGCCCAGCGGGTAGTCCTCGGCGCGATTGCGCAGGCTGTCGGCGTCGGCGCCGCTGCCCTTTTCTTCCCAGGTCTCGGCGAGCGAGCTGTTGATGAATTCCTTGAGCGCAGCGCTGTCGCCGGCCTTGCGCTTGGCTACGGCTTCGGTCCACTTCTCGGCCAGGCTGGCCCAGCTGCGCCAGCCGATCGGGCTGTAGAGCTTGTTGAGCCAAAAGCCGGCGCGCTTGCCGCGGCTGGCGCCGGGTGCCTGCGGGATCCATAGGCCATCGGCCAGCATGTCGGTCTTGTGGAACTCCTCGATGGCGGCAGCGCAGTGCCGGCAGATGTAGACAGCGGTCTCGGGCCGGGCGGCGCCGGTCGGGGTCTTGAGCCACTGCAGGCCGTAGCCGTGGTCGACGCCGTCGTCCTGCTTGCCCCACACGAGCACCTGGCTCTCGCCGCAGTGCGGGCACGGCACGTGGTACTGGCGGCGATCGCTGGCGAGGTATTCGGCCTCGACGATGCTGGCGCCCTTGATGGTGGGCGTGCTGGCGATGATGAGCTTGCGCCGGGAGAAGTTGGACATGCGCTCCTCGAGGAGCGCGAGCGGCGGGCCCTGGTTGTCCACGTCGGCCGGCCACTTGTCGACCTCGTCGGCCACGGCCATGCCGATGGGCTTGGACGCCAGGGAGCTGGCCGAGTTGGCGCCGGCGAAGAAGACGGCGAACCCGCCCTGGATGGACCTGGCGCGCCAGCTGCTGGACTCGTCGCGGCTGCGCTGGGTGGCAACCAGGCCGGCCATCACCGGGGTCTGCTGGACGGTGGGCAGGAAACGCTGGCCGCTGTGGTCCTGTGCGTCCTGCAGCGTGGGTTGCACCATCATCAAGTCTTGCGGCTCGGTGTGGATCCGCTGCATCAGCGAGTTGTAGAGGACTTCGGTCTTGCCCAATTGCGTCGCAAACTGCAGCACGACGCGCTCGTAGGGCGAGAAGCTCGACGCGCACTGCATTGGCTCGACCAGGTACGGCGTTCGCTCGTTGCGCCAGCGGCCACGCTCCGAACCCTTGGCGATGTGGCGGTACTGGGCCGCCCACTCGGCAACGTCGACGCGCGGCGGTGGTGCCAGGAACTTGGCCTTGACGCGGGCCAGCAGTTCGATGGCGCGGACTTCGTCGGTGGGCAGGTCGCGGGCGCTCATGATGCGGCGGTCTCCGAGGCCGGGCCGGCGGGCGATGTGGCGCTGGACAGCATCTGCAGCGCGGCGTTGTGCTCGGCCTCGAGCATCTGCTCGACCTTGAACGTGTCGGACTCGTTGGCCAGCAGCGGGCCCAGGCGCGAGCGGATCTGCAGCAGGTGCTCGCGCATGCCGGCCAGTGCGTTGGACCAGACGGACTCGACGGCCTTGACCTGGATGAGCTGGCCGCGCTGCTCGGCCAGCTTGAGTTCGGCCATCTCGGCCTCGGCGGCTTCGCGGCGGCCGCGGGATACCCAGTAGTCATCCGGGTTCTCGAGCAGATCGCCATTGAGCGGCGCGCCGGGATCCGGCGCACTGGCTGCTGGCCTGGATCCACCGGATGGTCGACTGCCTGCAGACGCCGCGGCGGCCGGCGAGCTGGGCGCCCTCGCGCGGCTGTTCGCGGCCCACTGAATATCCGCGACGGCCGGGTCGATCTTGCCGTCGATCGTGCTGATGCGCTGATCCTTGATGGCCTTGTGCACGGCAACGCGCGAGACGCCGCGGTGTTCCGCGTACTGCGCCTGCGTCATCAAGGTAACTTTCGCCATGCCGGTAAGCTGTCTGTTAACTAATTGCCCGCCCAGAAACTAGCGCGATCTCGCGGTTCGAATTGCCCCTACCGGGTCGAACGCTGGAAGGACCCGCGACGGGGGTTGGGTGGTGGTGGTGGCGTTCGTGCTCATGGCCTGGCCGTCCGCAGCGCTGCCGCGTATCGGATGTCGAACGCCCGAGGGAATTCCTTGAGCGCCGTCCGTTCGCCGATCTTGTGGAAGTCAAACCGCTGCCGATACTTGGGGTCGCGCACGAACATCAGGATTGGCTTGATGTCCGATCCATGAATGCCAGTCCGCGCCCAGATCCCTGGGTGCAGGTGGCTCGTTTTCCCACTGCGCAGCTTCCCATAGGCGATGAAGTACACAACTCCGTTGATCGTCCTGTACCCGTTCGCCGACTTGCCGAACTTCGCCAGGCCCGCCTTGCGCTTGTCAGTCATGTTGGCGCGGTAGCCTTGCTCGCTGAATGCCTTGAAGTAGCTGATCAGTTGGACAAGGAACGACCCACGCACGTTGCCGTACTGATCCAGCGGCACGGCCCGGCCTGGCACGATGGAATAGCCCACGGGCAGGATGCCCACCCGACGCAACGCCACCTCGCTGCGCTTGTGCTTGCGGGCACCACCATAGATGCTCGCCTGCAGCACGTTCTTGGGGTCGACCCCTTTCCCGCCCATGTACCGTGGCTCAATCACCACCTCCAATTTGGCCTTGGTCGCTCGGGTCACGAATATCGACCGCTTGATGTAGGGCGTCACCCGATCGAATTTCTGGTCCATCTCCTTGTGCAGAGCGTCGCGGACCTTGAACCCTGTGTCATTGAGCGCCTGCATTGCGGCGAACCGCGCCTGCTTGCCGGCTCGGTCCAGCTCTCGCGCCACGTCGCGGAAGTTGGTCTCGATGCTCAGCTGCATGACAGCCCATCGGTTACGGCAGTTACGGATACATCAGACAATCCGTAACTCGGAAACCCGCATGAATAAAGGCTGGTTACGGCGTTACGGCAGTTACGGATAAATCGTGGGTGTGCGCATGCGCGTGCGCGCACACATGGGCCGTTTGATGCCCGCATCCGTAACGCCGTAACTGCCCAATATCCATGCGGGTTACGGCAGGTTACGGATGCCGCGCTGGTTACGGATGCATCCGTAACTCGCGGCATGTTGTCGTGGTCAGTTGTCACCGATGTACCCCTTGATTGCCGCCTCGAAATAGTCGATCGCATCCTGAGCTGCGGCGCCCGTTTCACTCCCATCGGGGGGCGGGGGCGCCCACCACATGCGCGTCGGCGTGCCGATGTTCTTGGGCTTGGCCACACGCACAGCCACCAGGTCACCGGCCTGGCGCATCACCATGCGACCAAACACGTTCTTGGACATCGGGAACTTCTCGCCCTCGACGACGCACCAGCGGCGATACAGCCTGTATGCCTGGTCCGAGCTGCAGGATCGGAACGACACCGGCAATTCGTCGCGTGACCACGCCAGAAACCACCGCTCAGGGTTGGGGCGTCCCAGGTCGATCAGATCGGCCTTGGCCTGCGTCAACGGGGGCGGGGTGTACGGCTCGAAGCGCGACAGATCCCGCTTGAGCAGAAAGTCCATGAAGGCCTCGCGCCCGCCGTTATCGCGGCAGGCAACGACCGCCTGGTAGTAGGACGGCTCCATCTTGGGCGGCGTCCACACCA